CTCCGATGCACCAGGCAGGAGCCACCGGAGCAGACGCGCCACAGGCGCTGCCCAGGCCGGCTGTCTGAGATCACCAAATGCACCTGACCGTCAATATCCACCTCAGGCGTTGTCGTAGATGGTGTAAACCTGGCCCAGCACCATTAGGCTGGCGCCGTACTTCACCAGAGCGCCTGCATCGCCCTCCTCCTGCTTGGAAGTGATCCGGCCGTAGCAGAGCTTCCTCTCAGTGGTGCCACCAGGCCCGACCCGCAGATACTTAACGGCGAGCTTCTCGGCAACACCCAGCTGTCGGATCACCTCCATGATCTTGTGATCGACCGATTTATGCACGGTCATACCCTTAAAGGCGATGCTGGAGTCGGTATTGATTCCGATAGAGATTGAAGCGCCGCGGGTTACCTGATCGTGCGTGAGAACCTTCTCGTCCTGTTCTTGCGTCGAGAGAGGGGCGCCGGTGACGTTGAGGAGTTGGATCGGCTTGCCGGTTCCATCCAAGGGGTAAAGGCCCGTGGTCACGGTGCCAGCGGCAACGGCGGCCGAGGTGATGTTGGCGCCGGTGAGGGCATAGCTCACGGTGAAGGGGGAGGCGGTAGTAACCCCCGTCACGGTGAAGGCGCCGTTACAGCTCGCGAAGGGGCTCGGAAGGGCGGCCACGGTGATCCGATCGCCCACGAGCACACCAGCAGCGGCGTTGAGGGTCAGGGTCACCACGTTGGTAGCAAGCGCCGCATTGGTGACGGTGCGAACCACGCCGTTCACATTCAGCTGGAAGGTGGAGGCCTCCCCGCTGGTGCTCACAGCCCCGGCGCCACTGATCGCGTTGGCGGTGTTCAGCCAGGCGCTGAGGTTCGCACCGTTGTTGGCGGCGGCGGCAGCAGCATCTTCCAGTGCCACGGATGCGAGTCGCATCGGGACGATAAAATGCTGGATATCCAGCGCGGCGGCGTAATCAACGGTCGAGGGCATGGCCGGGGGTGGTTTCTCTACCTGGAGTTTTCCCGGCTCGCCAACACCAGCACCGCGCCGGCCTGGGCTGCGGTAAACGATCGCCCCGGCACCGCATCGGTGGGCACCAGCAGGGCCACGACCTCGCCGGCCTCAGAGGCGAACTCCCGCATCCGGCCCGCGGCGCTGCGCTGGGCCACGAGGAACCCGCCCCAGTGGCCTGCATCCACCCGGTAGGGGGCCAGGAGGATCGCATCCTCGGCCGCCCAACACAGCCGCGGCGGCGGGGTGACGCCACGGCCCTGGGCCTCCAGATCGGCCAGCCATGGGCCGTCGAGCACGAACCCCGGCAGGAGGTTGCGCTCCAGCAGCTCCAGCAGGGCGGCGCCGGCCTCGCTCGGGGGGCGCGGCTTCTCGGCCACCTCCACCCAGAAGCAGAAGTCCCGGAGGCTGTAGGGCTCGGACTGGGCTTCGCGATTGCGGTTGGTCTCGGCGAGGATCAGGGCGATTTGGGCGACGCCTTTCTCTTCCCGGTGAAGCCTTTCGCGTTCGGCGGCGTGGCCCGCCTGGAGGGCCTGGAAGACATAGCCGGCGGGGAGCTTCCCGAAGCGCTCGCGGCTGAACTCAGGGGCTCCGGGCCAGAATCTGCGGCAGTCCCAGAAGGCTCGGGCCCAGTCGGGTCGGTCGCAGTCGAGCCGACCACCTCCTGCAACTTTCCCAGCGCCTCCTCCAGCGCCCGCATCTCAGCCGCCGGGTCCTGCTGCAGGCCAGCGCCGGCCCGCTCCTCCTCCTGCTCAAAGGCGTGGAGGATCCCCAAAAGGGGGCCGGGGAGCTTGCGGGTCTGCTCGTCGGTCCAGGCGGGCTTTATCCGCTGCAAGATCACGGTGACGGCCCGGATCGTGACACGGTTGGTGATGGCCCTGGCTTCTTCCAGGAAGGGGCCGATGATCTCAGCGTGAACCACCTGCAGGGCCTGCTCCTCGGGGCTCATCCGGCCGGCTTTGGCGCCCTGTTCCTGCGCCAGGAGCCGGACAAGCAGGCCGTAGCACCAGTGGGCAGTGTGATCGGGGGCGGCCTGGCTGAGGGCCACCGCAGCGGCGGTGATCAGGCGATAAAGGGCATTCTGCGGGTCGATCTCCCGGATGCTCTGCATCTCATCCACCGTGAGGTAGCCCAGCCGGGGAATCACCAGCTCGCCGCCGTTCCACTCGATCGTGGCGGTGGCCTGCTCGGGGGGCTGGGGGGCGGTTTCCCAGGGGAGGAGGTCAAAGGTCATTTCAGACTGCGGAAGGCTTGGATGAATGATGCCCGATACTGCGCCCGATAGTCATAGGGCTCGATGCCGGGAACTTTGATGGTCCCGATCACCGCCGAAGTCCAGGGCCGGGCGGGCAGGTTCACGAGGGGGCGGGTCCTGTCGCCCCAGGGGTGGATGTTCGCGCCGTAGTGAACCGCCGTGGCATAGCCCACGGCCCATCGGAAGGTGCAGAGGTTGCCGCTGATCTGGAAGGAGTTGCTGGCCCGCAGGGTGCCGAGGTCCACGATGTTCCGGGGCGATCCCACCGGGCGGCCCCTGGTGCGGCTGCCATCGCGGCGGAAGGCGCCCCCGCGCATGGTCACCCGTGGCCAATCCCAGGCCTTGGTGCCCAACGCATCTTGAAAGGCGCTGTTGAGCTCTGGGAACACCACTCGCGCCGCCGCCTCTGATGCCCGCTGCGCCCTGGTGAGGGTGGCCGGGTTCACGCGCACCGTGGCCCTGGTGCTGACCTTCATCGACCGGCCGCGAAGGTGCCGGTGAACTCGTCGCCTGCAGCAGCCCGGATCACCGCATCGATCCCGCCCACGCCCGAAAGGGTGGCGATCGTGACCCAGCCGCGCTCCGACTCGGTGGTGGCCGGCAGGATTGAGAGATCGCCCATGAACGCCTCCAGCTTCTCGCCGCGGGGGAGCCCCGTGGGCCTGAGGCCGGTATCGGTCCAACTCCAGGCGCCCCCCTCGTCCAGCCAGTTGGCGCCGGATGGCACCACAGCCCAGCGGGTGATGTTGCCCTCGATGCCGCCCGAGCCGATGGAGCGCCCGCCACTCTCCTGCTCGCCGCCGGGGTCCTGGGCCTCAGCAAAGGCCTCGATCACCACCAGATCAGTGGCCCGCTGCAGCCCCTCCCGCAGGCTGGTAGCCGCTGCGGTGGGGCGCCGCCAGAGGATGCGGAGGTTTGCAAAGGGGGCGAAGGGGGTGGCCACACCCTCACTTCATCGGCTTGGCGGCCTTCTTCCCGCCCTTAGGCTTCGCCTTGGGCTTGGCGGCCTTCTTGCCGGCCTTGGGCTTGCCGGGCATCCCGCCGAAGTAGGGCATTCCACCTGCTGGCATGGTCTGTGAGCGACTGCCTGCAGTTTTCCCGCTGGACCCGCCAGACCACGCAAGCCGCTCACGCAGAAGCCTGCAGTGCCGGGGCGGCTGACGACACCAGCCAGGCCCTAATCTTCAACTCCCTATCAGCACAATAAAAGGGCTGTGATTGATACCACTGCCAAGCATCACAGTGATTTTTAGAACCATTGCAGGAGGCGCAAGCGGGAATCAAATTAGATCGCTCTGTTGTGCCACCCTTTACCTTCGGCACAACATGATCAAGGGTGATCTTGTCGGGTTGGCAACCGCAATAAGCGCAACAACCATCCCACGCCTCAATAATTCCCCGCCTGAATCGATGTTTGGTGACACGCTTGGATAAAAGCTCGGACCCTTCAATTTGGTGTGACACGGGTTTGCCGTGAGGGTGTGCTGATCAGAGGTGCGGCGGGCGATGGCGCCCCTGCTCAGCTCCTCAGCAACATCCCCGCGCCGCTCATCCCCTGCGGGGCGATCCGGGGCACGTTGAGGGCCGTGGCAATCCGGTTGATCAGCGCTTGGGTCCGCTCGTCCCGCTGCCCCTGCGCCGTGGCCCTGGCGCCGCCGCCGCCGAAGCGGTAGCGGGCCTTTAGGAGGGAGGTGTCCCACGCCAGCTTGCCGGCCTGGTTCAGCTGCTCATCCCGCGTGGGCGAGGTGCCGGGGATCGGGCCTTCGTATTCCTCGGCGTTTCCGAGGTGAGCAGTGCCCGCGTCAATCTCATCGGCCTGGATCTCCTCCAGGTTCACGATCTCGTCCAGCCACGCCTGGATCTGCGTCACGGTGCTGGGGCTGTGCGTGGCGACCGCGTTCATCTGCTGGGTCAACTCCACCAGGCTCCCCTCAGTGGCGGGCCAGCCGATGTAAGTCCTGATCAGGTCCCGATCGTTGCGCGTGCTGGTGGCCGTGGGGCGCCAGAGGGGGTCAGGGGCGAGCATCGGCGGCGCGGGTCAGGCTGCCCTGAGTTTTCCCGCCGCCGGATCTTCCAGGCCCTTGCGGGCCCCATGGAGCGTGCCCAGCCAGTACCGGCCCTCGGGGTCCAGGTTGGCGGTCAGCAGCCGCAGGATCTGCTCCCCCTCCGGGTCATCGGCCACGGCTGTGAGCATCCGCAGGCCCTGCCGCGCTGCCGGGCCATCGCGGCGGAGCACGGCGACGCTGAGGCCCTGGAACAGGCGGAGCGTGGGGGAGCGGTCGGGCATGGGGGCATTCAAGCCGTACCTGAGTTTTCCCGCTACGGAGGGGGTGCCTGCTTGCCCCTGAACCGGGCCACCCGATCCGCCCGATCGGCTCGCCCTTCGGGGGTAAAGCGCTCCCAGCAGCGGGAGCAGTGGAGGCCGTGGCGTCCGTCGTGCGTGGTGGTGCAGCCGGGGGCGGTGCAGGCGATCTTCACTGCAGGGGGCAGGAGGCCGGCTTGGCGGAGCTTGAAGCGGCGCTTTCGCTCGGCGGCGGTGGGGTCAGGCATCGTCAATCTCCACCATGGCGGGCCAGTTGGGCATCAGAGGGTCGTAGGCGTCTTCGCAGGCTTTGCGCAGTTCTGCATAGGGAACCCACTGCCAGCCTCCGTTGACTTCCCATGAAACAAGGCGGTTGCCGTCTGCATCCCAAGAGAATGGATTGCTATCTAAGACGTTTTCAACTGATGGAACGAAGTCGATGGTGGGCATGGCAGGCGGTTGGCGGAGAGGGGTTGCCGGATAGGCTCCGGCGGGCCTGGGGGTCAGGCCAGGCCAGCGCGGCGCATGAGCAGGCTGGTAGCGGTGCGGACTGAGCCAGTGAGGTAGTCGAGTAGGTGCTCGGCATCAGCGTTGGTCACTTCGTCCTGGACTTCGTCGCGAGTGATGCCGTAGTGGTTGCCAATAGCAGCAAAGATTGCTTCGCGGGTCTGAGCATCGGCAGAGCGAAGGAAGGAGAAGTTTTTCTGAGCGTTGGTCATGGCCGGTTCGCTGGTTGAGAGGTGCGGAGAGGGCCGATCCCTCCCCTGAAGCCTCACAGTAACGCAACCGTTACCCCTCGCCCGTGTCTGGACAGGCCACTTCACAAGCTGTAACGCATGCGTTCCCTTGAGGTGGTCAGGGCTGGTGGGGTAGCACCTGGCGCCTACTTGACGGGCTTGTAGCGCTTGAGCTTCTTGGGTTTGTCCATCAGGCTGAGCTGGCTCATGCGGGTGTCTACGGCGCGGATGCGGGGGTTGCGCTTCATTTGCCAAACCCCAGTCCTACTGAATCGCGTATTGTTTAGAATCTGCTCCCTGCGGTTACGCTGCGCTGCTTTTGCCTGGCTGCGAGTCCTGGCAACAGTCAAAGATACCCTTGGCTCTTTCTTGGGCTTGGGAATAGTCCCTCTAATTCTTGGTGCGCGAGCAAAGCCATTGCGTAGCGAGCTGCTGTATCCCAACTCACGGCGACTTAAAGCGCCACCCCTTATAGCAGCCTTGGAGAGATTTGATTTTTGCGCTTTTGCTTTGACTGCCGCCAATTTATTGACTTCTTGTATCTTGTCGCGTGTTGTCATTGCGTCTCTGCGAGCCTTTACCCGCGCTTTGTCTTGTCCAAGGTCATTGAACCGGCCGGGCTTGTTTCTGTTCGGCTTCTGTGTGCTGTATCGCGGCGGCTTTGTCATTGCCTTGCGCACAGACGCAAAGGCCTCGGGCTGGCTCATCTGATTAAGCATCCCCACGCTTCCCCTTTCTTTCCTTGCCAAGAAAGACTTTGCCCTTACTCCTGCTTGGATGGCGTTGAGACGCTTAACGCCTGTTTTATCTTCTGCAGCGCGAACTACATTATTAAGCCGGCCAATAACCCGTGACACCCTGCCATCGTCTACCCGCGCCTTCCTCCCCCCAGGTACCGGCCTGGCCGCCACCGCTACCGGCCTGGCCCGATCCTGCCCCGCAATCCGTTTGCTCGCTGCCTTCAATCGCGCTGCGCTGTCTTCAATCTTGCGAACAGGATTATTCAGGCCCGACTTATTGCGTTTTTCGGCCATTTTACTGACCGTGTTGTGAATCCTTGCCTTGTTTATGTCGCTTCGCTTAATCGCCCCGGAAGATGACTGCCGCTTCTTCATCCGATCCAACACCGCCCGCCGCTGGTTCCCGGCGGCGGTCCTGAGGCGACCACCCCGAGCTGTGGCGCCGTCCTTGCCCACGCCGGTGATCTTGCCGCTGTTGTCCCTGGCGATCCGGTTCGTGCCCCGCTGCGCTCGCCGCGCAGCGGGCTTGGCCTTGGCCGTGGTGGTGCCCGTTGAGGCGAAGCGGCCCCGGCCATCACGGGCATAGGTGCGGCGGGTTCCTCGGGGCATGGCGCTGACGGTGCTACCGCAGTTTTCCCGTCAGGGCTTCGGCTCTACCCCACCGGCACCGGGGCCCGCTCAATCCCTGGATACTGCCGGCGTTCGCTGGGGCTGGGCTTACGCACGGCCTCCTCCAGCACCTGGGAGGCACGGGCGAAGGGCCACCCCTTGTCGGCCCCTCCCTTGGCGGCGGCGAACTCCTCGGCCACGGCCTTGCGCGAGCGCTCCCAGTAATCCTCCCGCAGCAGGATGGCCCTGAGGGCGGGGTCTTTCTCTTCTACCGCCTCTGAAGATACCGGAGATAGGCTACATCTACATCTTGGATGAAGCGTGCCCACCATCTCGTCCAGCCGGTAGATCCGGCCATGGCGCGAGGCGCACACCGGACAAGTCCGCTCGTCCTTGGTGGCGATCCACCGGGCATAGCCGAACCCGTTGCGGGCCGCCGCTGCCTTCTGGGCGCCCACATAGGCGTTGGCCAGCTCGCTGCGGGCGATCAGCTCAGCCCGCTGCTCCAGCCCCATGCGGTTGTTCAGCCCCTGCGGGTCGCGGGCCCCCTGCAGGGCGGCCCTGATCTCCCGCTCCAGCACGCGGGGGCCCTTCCCGCGGCCGATGCCATCGGTGACGATGCGGGCGATGTTGTCGCGGAAGCTCTCCAACTCGCCGCGGATGTAGGCGCTGGCGGTGCTGGCGGCGGCCTCCACGGCGGCCCTGCTGGCACCCACGAACACCCCCTGTGCGGTCGCGTCAGGGTCGGCGGTCTGCGCGAGCTGCTGGCCCAGATCACCGCCGAGGGCCACCGCCTCGGCGAAGTCTTCTCGGTAGCGGTTCTGGAGCCACTGCAGCTCCCGATCGGAGGCGAAGGCCTGGGCGAGCTTCAGGAGCTTGCTGAACTTGGCGGAGCCATCGGCGATCGAGTACGACCCCGGCCGGCGCGTCACGCCATCGGCGCTTTGCTGATCGGGAAGCTCGGGATCCACAAACTGCCCATAGAACCGGCGCAGATCCCGCAGGGTGCGGGCCAGAGACCGGCGCAGGGCCGCCTGCGTGTTGCTGACCGAGCGATCGGCCAGGGTGTCCAAGGCGGCGGCGTAGTCGTCGGCCAGCTGGAGCTGTTGGTCGCCGATGGTGGCCATGGTCAGGGCTTAACCTGCTTGCGAGCCCTGCGCTCCGAGAGGTACCGCCCGGCTTGCCTTGCGGATTCAAACGCCTCCACGGCGCCCTGATTGGCC